CTGTCACAAACGTATCCATTGGAGTACAGCTTATTTGTATAAAGAAAATCTGTGTAATCCTTCAGGGAAACAAGAGTATCAAATGTTGTTTTTACTTTTTGATAATTACGATAAGCGGAATCAATTGTTTCAGGGTTTTTACCATTCGTTGCAGGCAGTGCGTTTGAAATGTGAAGATTGTCATTTGTAATTTTACAATCTATTGTTGAAGCAGTAACACCAAGAAGATATTTTTTACCAGTTGTATCTGTGTAAAGTTGTGAGATTCTTCTTGATCCAATGTTACCATCTACACCGGATGTACGAATATATTTAATATAAATTCCTTCGCCAATTAAGGAGTCAACATCATCAGGAAACTCAATGTAGCATGATGTTCCATTATGAGATAATCCAAATTTGTAACAGTAGGAGCCAATTGCTTGAATGGTTAAATTATCAACTCGTTTCCAATCTGACCAGCTTTGATTATTATTGCTGATAAAAATGCCATTTTCCGCAACGTCCATCACTGGAAAATATAAACGGTTGTTGTAATCAAGATTTGCTCTTGTAATTTGAACTTCTCCATCAATATCGAGATCAACAATTTTGCCCTCAATTACATCTACCCCAACCTGCTCGCCGGTTGACGGAATCGAAGCTTCTCTAGTTGTTGTGTAAACAGTTTCGTTGTTTGCATCGGTCAACATTGTAAACATTGGAAGCTGATACATACGAGTATATCCGCTAACATCTCCAATGGAAGACCAATCTGTTTCTTTAATTTCTGGCTCTTCCATGATGTTGATATTTACATTTGTGGTCGCGCTATTATAATAACGCATTACATATCCACATTGATCAAAAATTTCTCTTGCGTTTGCATCCTGAGTAACTGACAACGGAAACAACTCAAGGATATTTTTATCGATGTTGTAGTTGTTTTTATCAGCCATTAGAGCTGCTAATTTTAACAAAACAACACCAGGGTCACTTTCATCTGATGATGCAGGATCCCATTTGTATGAAATTTTTGTCGCAAGATCAAGAAGCTCAGGATAAATTTGTCCAAAATCCTTGTTCGTATACGACAAATTAGATAATTCACGTTCCTTTTGTGTCATCTTTCAGTCTCACTTTCAATTAAAAACTATCCAATGATGTTAAATTGATTGTGTACAAATCTGATGTATTATCAGGAGTATAAACACATTTAACATCTGCAAAAACATCGGTTTTATCAATATAAACTTTGATGTCTTTTCGTGTCAAATATAATTGAGGAATAAATGTGACAATAGCTGTATATAGCTTGTCAATGATTAAATCAGCAATCAATGAATCAGCTTGTTCAAAGATCATTGTTTTCAAGTCCGTACCAAACATTGGATCACCAAATAATGAAGTCATTTCTGAATTTAGTATCAAATTTAGATTTGATTTAACAGCTTCCTTATCCTTGATCAGAACTGATGTGTTACTCCTCAACATTTTCGGAAAATTAAATGAGTACATTTCTCATTACCTCTTCTGTAGTTGATTGATTTGTTCTTGTAAGCTGTCCAGCTGTTTCTGAATATTATCTCGAACTCCAGTTAAGCTATGAAGTTGAGTTGCTGTAACATCTCCAATGATCGTGTTTTTTGGTAAACTTGCGTAGCTAGATACAATTAGTTGTGTTATATCAAGTTCGCTAACAGATTTAAGATTTTCTTTGTACAAAAATCCAATAACAACTGATTCATCAGGAGAAAAAACATCATATGAAACAATTACAATATCACCAATTTGAAAATTAGGGTGCCATCCAGCTGGGACACATACAGTCAACTCATCAAGTTCAGCTGTAGAAATATGTTGACTTGATTTTTTTGCTCGATCAACTTCAGGTATTCGGACTTTCACTCGAAACGGACTTACAACTTCTTCAACAATTGCTCTTCTAATCATTGTTTTTCCTCGTACAGTTTATAACCTGATTTACATTTTTCACAATAATCTTCATATATTTTATTATACAATGGAAGCCTAGTAACAAGTTGTTTATCAACTGCATTTAGCTTTTTTCTACTGGTTAAACAGATGAGAGCAAGCTCATTTGCAAATAATAAATCACCTGTAGTACATAAACACAAATAATAGTGTGCAAGAACATGATCACGATAAACAAGATTCACTAGATTGTTTTGACTGTTGTCAATTTCATAATTATTTATTTTGAACCAGGAACGTGGAATAACATGATGAGCATTTGTCCTCCCACCAAGTTGCGGAGTGACTCTGTTTCTCTCCACAAGCCGGATATAGGATTTCAAATGCTCATTGTCAACAAAATTATTTAATCCAGGAAGAACAGTACGAAAATCATACATATTCGTCATCTCCACTAATACGAGTTAAGCTGAGGGTGGTTTTATACCCCGCGGACGAGATTGAATCCTCTTGCTTGGTAATTATATATAGACCACTTGAAATATGTTTGCGCCCATAAAAATAGGTGTTTACTTTAAGGTAAGACATTAACAGCACAGGACGTAATAATCCTTTGATTTCAATTGACGCGCTAATAGGAAACTGTGTCATTTTTGACCACCAAGTTCTGTTTGCTTCAGTTGTTCTTCCATAATCTTTGGAAGTTGTTACAGAGGGTGAATAAATGTCCTGTAAGTTTCCATCCTTGTCAATAGTGTATTGATATTGTGGTTGTTGAATTTCCTGTCCATAATCATACAAAATTGACCAGGTGTCATTTGTTTTAATATTAAATGCTGTAACATATGATCCTGAAGGATAACCAACATCAACTTCATATGTATTATACGAAATTTTATTTTTTGTGCCAGCTGTTACATGCATTACCTTAAAATATGAACCACCAAAATCGTTTGTAGTGTCGTCATAAACAGCCCAGTAATAATTTGTTTTTTTCAAAGCTGGATTTGTATCCGTTATGCAAACCATGCAGGAAACAAGATATGCAATGTAATCAAAAACATTACAGGTTTTTGCTTCAATATTTACAACCTGATCGTCACCAACAATTAATTGTGACAATTTTGAGGAATCAAGATTTTTCATGCCTGTAAGTACATCTGTAATTCCCCAATTTCGCTGTTTAACAAGATCCTTAATAACATCACTTGGTTTTGCTTTACGTGCTTTGAAATCATGTACCCCTGCCTTAAATGAAATTGATGTACTAACACAACTAACTGTGTAAGAAATCTTGGAGTTACTAAAGTCCACGTTAGAGGTGACCTTTGTTATCAGAGCTTCTTCTTCCTTGTAAATGTACGTAGGAATACTCCAGTCACCATATTGTAATGTTATTTTTCTTGATTTTGAAACAGAACTGAAAACTTTTTCCAGCATGTTTGGATCATCATTTTGTGTAATTCCATACACCATTTTCAACGTGTACGTGTTAACAGCTCCGTTTATTTTTGTAATGTTTAACGCCTCCATAAAATTTGGATACGTCACTGAAATTTTTGAGTACTGTTTTTGAGTTGTTGTTTTTTTATCAAATTTTCCGAATGTGTAACTTCCAATCTTTGCAATGATAAAGGGTGATTCAACTCTTGTTTGTGCAGAAATCAATGCAGTTGACATTTACTCACCTCATTCCTCAAACTCAATGGATGAAATGGATGGTATTTTAATATACGAACCAACTTCTGGTGTCGTATATGGATCAGCAACACGATTAAATGAACAAATGACCCAGTACAATGTGGGATTGTTGTAAAACTCAAGAGCAAGACTATCCCAAGTATCTCTTGGTTTTATTTGATATGAGGTATACGGAGTTTCATCGTTTAACCAAGCTGTTTTTCCATAAATATATTTATCATCAACGGAATGATAATAATAAGGAAAACCCGCATATCTTGATAATTTTGAGTAATCTTTGTAAGATTTATTTTTCAAAACATCCATATTTATCTACCTCAATATAACATATTTGTTCTGTTTTTACTTGCGCCTGTAGAGCCACCAACTCGAACCGAACGCTCCAGATCTGTACTGATACATCCTCTGAAACTTCCATCCTTTGCAACTGATTGTGCGTCATAAGGATCAACTTCATTCACTGTAAAACTAACAGCAACCATTGCATATTTTTCAGTTCTTAAAATTGGTCCTGAGTACTCTTTTGCGATTGCCCCAGAAACAACTCCCTTACAGAAAATATCTTTGCCAATTTTAACTGCAATAACAGGAGGGTTTACCATTTTCTCTGCAACCGCATAAGCAGGGAGAGCAACAGCCTCTAGCTGATTTATTAACTGATCAACATAATCATTGTCATTTATGATATCAGGAAATTTTCCAAATTGTGTTTTTCCTTTTTGAACAAGATTTACATCGTTCATCATATCACGATGGAATGAAAAATTAAATGCAACTGTTCTTGGTCCGGAGGATGTGTACGAATAAATGGGGGCTGATCTTGACATAGGAGTAACACTTGAGAAACTAACGGAGGTAGAATCCTGAATTGTTTCAGGAAACGTTGGTAGCAGTAATAATGTTTTTGTGTGATAAAAATAAATGTAATTATCAATCATTGCGAAATTTTTTACTTGTGTTCCGCTATATTGATTTTTGTAGTCAACTGGTTGTAAGTATCTGCTCATTTATCATACTCTCCCTTCGTACAATTTACGAGGAGTGACTCAACATCCTTGTTAATATTACCATCCATATCAATCAAGTAATATTTTTTTGATTGTTCGCGAATAAATCGTTCAGTAGCATTTTTAATGTAATCATCCCACAATCCAAGAGTACAACGAGAACCAAAAATTTGATTATAATCTTCATCAACAATTTTCAATGCGGATTGAACTTTTGCAATATTATTTGTTAGATCATCCAGACTACAAATAACATTTGCAAGTAGATACTCAACAAGTCTATCAGAAAACGCATAGGATTCGAGTGTGTTTCCTTGTAACAATGACAAATTCATCAAGTTGTTATATATCTGTGATCCTTTTTTCTCCTTTGTGTCAACTGTTGTGTGTAGCACGTTTAGCTGAGTATAATCTCCCTCAAGTACTACAACAGATGTTTTTTCTGAGGATGGAATTTGAATCAATAATCTCAAGTTTTTCTCGTT